ACTTCAGGCCATCTTCCATGGCGACCAAGTCCTTCGCACCCCAGGCACCGAGCGCCCAACTGTCGATAGTCTTGATCTGAGAGAGAATAGTCTTAGCGATATTCATTAGGCAAGCACCTGGATGCGCGGCTCATCAATCCACTCATCGTCGAACATGTGCTGACCAGGAAGCGGAGCAACGAAAGTGTCAGACCAGAACCTCTCTTCAACCTTACCCTGCCACACTCGCTTGACAGTCTTAGCACGGAACGTGCTATCCATCTCACTGATGCCGACGATGAGGCCGACATAGTAGCAGTCATTGACACCGACGAAGTCAAGGCTCTTGACGACGTCACCGATTCGTACTTGTTGTTTGTTTTCCATGCCGTCCATTATACACTGTTGGTCAATAGATGCAACAGTAACAGCTCCTTTAGAATCAAGGAGTTACACGTGTTTTAAAAATACCTGTAGAATCAGTAAGTTACGATCCCTGTAGAATCAAGGAGTTAGTAGTCCATAGGGAAACTGGCATGGTTTCGATGGTTTCTAGGCCTGGTGTGAAGCATGGAACCTCATAAGACATAAGATGGTGGAATGCTTCATGCTTGATTTCATATGGTGGATTCTGACGACCTGACTGAGCAAGGATGACGGTTGAGGTCTGACCTAGGTCGGCTAGGTAGTTTAAGAGGTCGTCACTTGTCTGCTGGCCATAGATAAGATCGGATGCAAAGATAACAGACTGCTCCGCAATCTTGGCTTTGAACAAATCTTTAATGTATGCTGTTACAATTTCATTATTACGATTACTATTAACGGCAATAGTAAAATCACTATACACACAACAATCTATACCAATTGAAATCTTGGCTCCTGCTCTCTTAGCAGCAATGGCGGCAGTCCCCTGACCTGTTCCAATATCGTAAACAACCTTATCCTTAACAATACTTGGATTGTCAAGAATCCATCTACCAAGGGCAACACCACACTCCCAAAGGTAGGGCCATTGCCATGAGTGATGTGCATCCTGGAGTTGTTTCTTAACAACATCGTCCTTTTGTTTAAGGCAAAAGAATTCTAGCTCTGGAAGAAGTGGATGCTTCCTCCAAGCAAAGTTATCTAGTAGGTCTTCAACGTTTGGGGTTATAGAAGTGAATTTAGCAGGAATGTCCATTCATCTTTCCTCAAGTTCCAATCATAATTTCTATCGAAGTATTCTTTCTGCGCCTTTAGATAGTTGTCAACAGAATTCTTCTTAACTACATCAATTGCATGATATAAGATTTTAAAGAACATGTTGGCATGGCTATTGACATCTTCCGTATAGTTATACATCAAGGCATAATTAGCACAGGTCTCAGGTAATGCAGCAAGAGAAGATGTTACAGTTAAGCATTGAGCAGACATTGCCTCTAGAGCACATAGGCAGCTTGTCTCTTGCCATATAGATGGGTAGGCAAAGATGTGCGCTTTACCAATAGCTGTTCTGAGTTCATCCTGGGTAACAGAACCATGGTATGTCATGCTTGGATGTTCTTCAATCTCTTTAAAGAGCTCCTTGTATGGAGCATCCCTTTCAGCCCAACCATATAGCTTAAAGCTCGAGAATACATCGAGATGAATATCAGGATGATACTTCAACATCTCCTTGAATACTGGTACTAGAATCTCTAGGCCGCGGTGAGGTGTTGGGTGGTAGATTAGTCTAATCTTGTTGTGTCTGATATCAGATTCATCTAGCGGCGACTTATCAATCATATCCATTGGAATAGGATTGATTGCATTCTTAATTACTACACCTTCTGAGTATGGGACACCAAGGACAGTATTATACATCTGCTGCTGCCAATGAGACACAAAAACAATCTTTTTAAATTGCTTTCTATACTCAGGGTCCTTTAGCTTGGCTGATTCAGGGTCCCAAGGTAGATCATGCAACCAAAGGATTGGAATCTTATCTGGATTGATTTCCCTAACTCTAGAAGGAATGATTTGAAACTTACTTAGTAGTTCCTTATCAACATACTGCTCAAGCCCTTCAGCCATGAGCTCTGTACCACCTTTAGAATTCTTATTTGTTTCATTTCTTTCAATCACTAGTTTCATTTTCTTCTCTCACTTTGAATTCTGATGTTTCAACATTTAGTAAGGTTGCCCTCTTTCTAAATTTATTCATTATTAATTGAACTTTATCCTGAAGGTCAGGTGTATTGGCAAGAGGCTCCATTTCGTGGAAAATAATCTTCCCCTCATCTCGTAACCTTTGAATGTAGCGTTTATCAGGATGACCTTCTACGAGCATTCCAGCGTGGGGGTTAGAGTTGCTACCCTTTAATGATGGAACAGGTAAATGGAAGCTACTTACTTCATTTACTTCGCCATTCAACTCATACTGTACTTTACCTTCAAAGAAATCAAATCCAATTACATGGAGCTCTTTATAGTGGCGAATGATATTTGTAAAATATGCTAATGTCAATGCACCCTGAGATGCTCGTTGATTAATGTCCACTGTACCATAAGCAGTTTTAATTAATGCTCTTGTCTTCTTTATATCACCCATTACAAAGTAATCTTTATATATCTCAAATTCTTCCTCGTAGAAATGTTTGGATATTGTTGTCGTATTTCTCTTTGAATCGTAAACAGATATCTGAGATATATTTAAGACCTGAAATGGAGTTCCTTTAAAATCTGGATAGTGATTAGCCCTCAATATAGAGAGGACCCACACATCTGTTTTGCTACCTAAGTGTTCTTTAAACTCAGGCCACGGATATCCTTTACCCATTCTAACTACAACGTCAAAGCTGTCTATAAACTCACCGTATGGTTTATTAAATAGAGAAATTGAATTACCAACAATAAGAACTCTCTTATTCTGACAGTATCCAATTAATCTATTTTCAAACTTGTCGTTGAGTCTTTTATTCCACATTAGAATCTACCATATTTTTCTTCTACCTTGTGTCTATAGAAATTAAATCTATCAGCAAATTCAACATTCTCATATCCAGGATGCCAAGGACCACCGTCTGTAAAGTGAATTGCTTTTGGATTAACTTCATCATTGTAGTAACCTACAAGATAGTTATATGTATGGGGTATAGAACCAATGTATTGATCATCGCACCAACTAAACTCGTGTAGATAACCAGCTGGTGATTCTGAAACAACTTGTGGTGTCAACCTTTTTGCAAATGCATGATCACAATTGAATACCATTAACGAAGACCAATTCTTTCTTGGATACCAACTTTGTTTTTGGCCATCCATCTTTAATGGTTTAATTTGATCCTTTTGAATATTGTGTTTAACTACACTAACAGCTTTGGTTGGATCAATAACATCTAGAAGTTCAAGAGGGTCACAATTCCAAATAAAGTCGCTATCGCAAAAGATAGCATACCCATAGAAACCCTTGAGGTAGGGAGTTAAGAATCTTGTGAATGCAAACTCTGTACTACCAACAGCTTGCTCTCTCCAGAAGTAGCCTCTATTCACGACAGAGGTTAAATGTATTGTTTCAACTTGTATTTTTGAATAGTCTTCGATTGAGAGTCTGCATGTATCAGCTATACTAGTCTGCTTACTATCATGCCCGACAAAGAGCTTTACTTTTTCTTTCACTTAACCTCTCCAGTATTAACATCAGTGTAGTATCCACTTTGTACAGCATCATAATGCCAAATATTGAACTTAGAGGAATTGAAGAAACGCAGTGATGTGTTGCAAGTTACCTTTTTACCAGCAGCTAATAACTCTTGCTCTCTTTCGCTTGAAACGCTTGTTGCTTGAATCCATTCGTTATCGTTATTCTGAATTAATAAGAATGATCTGCCACCACAATATTGTTTAATAGCATCTACCCACCAATTCAAATCTTTAATTGTTGCATGAAGGTTTTCTCCATCCTTAAACATTTTTTTGGCTGGGTTAGAAGAAATGGAGAAGATAATTGCACCATCTTCTTTAGTATAGTTGCCAATCTCTGTAAGGACCTGAGGGACAAATTCTTCTGGCACATGCTCCATAACATCAGCACAGCATGTAACATCAAACACCATACCGCTTGGTGGCTTGATTGCATATTGAGGTACAGCTGGGTCATAGGAATAATAGCATTGAATCATGCCATTTAATCTACCAAGTAGTGTCTTATTGCCGTGGGCTGAAAGAGGCATGTATGTGTGGATAGCCTTTCCACAACCATAGTCAAGTAATGTTACTGCTCTACCTTTAGCATTGATTACTTGTTGAATGTAAGGTGGGAACTTCTTACCAAGCTGAGAGCCATCAAACAAAGTTTTACCTTGGGATGAGTCTAGGTAGTTATCATGCAGCTTACCATCCAGTGCAAGATACTTATCGGTTGCAGTGTGGATTCCCTGGTATCTTAAAATATACTCTTCTAATTTGTTCATCTCAATTCCTACTAAAGAAATAACTAATGCTATATTTAGTCCTTCTTTAGATAGGGGCTAAGAAAATGTCTAATTAACTTATTGTTAATCATCGAAGGTATATCTTGGAATGGTTGCTCAAGTAGATACCTACAACCACTAGACCAATTTGATTGCTTAATAAAGTTAGCATAATCCTCAACATGCTCACTATTAGCTGGATCAAAATGAATTCGTTCGCGTGGCTTCAACACACTTTCATGATACATAATTTCACTCCCTAGGCAATCTTTCTGGCTAGTTCCAATACCTGATCCACTACCGGGTTGTTTCTGTTTTGAACGTATCCTGTTCTTATAAACCATCTTGCATTCAGTGGCGTAGCGGCCTTCCTGTCCTCTGGTACGTTTAGGTTTTGAATTAACTTTTCGTATAATTCAACATTAGTGTCCTTGGTAACCCTGTTCATATGCATGTTGCTCCAGTTCTCTCATTTCTTCACTTAGACGCTGTACACAACCTCTGTTGTATTGCCAGTAGAATCTTGAATCTTTATTGTATGGATTCTCTCTATCACACAACTTGTATATGTCTGCTTGTCTATATGTTGGCTTTCTCCAACTTCTGTCGTGATAGCCATATGTGTATCCTTGACTGTTACCTAGTACTTGTGGGCCAACATTGTAGCCTATAATTGCTCCAAGTACTGTTGCCGCCTTCTTCCCATCTCCACCACCAATAGTGGAACCAAGGTAACCTCCTGCAATTGCTCCAAGAAGTTTCTCATCTTTATGATCAGCATAAGCTGCTGGCGCTAAGAGTACAAGTGTTAGTAATAGTAACTTCTTCATATACACCTCCAAGGTTATAGAAATATTTATATCGAATGTGGGGTATCAGAGAAAATAACTTGAACATTATCTGGTAATGCTCTCACAATAACATCAATTAGCCCAAGGCGGCTACCAGCATCACACTCAACATCATTCTTAAAATATCTATATGCATTAGCCTGGTCAAGGATATCAATCTTATTAACAACAAGATGGGTAATATCATTTACCCTTGCAGCATATGCAACCTTATCTAAGTTAATCCAATTGCACTTTCTTGGGCGACCAGTAGTTGCACCAAACTCTTGACCATGAATTTGAACTTTTCGAAGTTCTTCACAGTGCATTCCAAAGTCTTTGGTTCCAACATATGTTTCATATGCTTTGGCGACACCATAGATTTTCCTAATCTTTCTAGGCGACACACCATTTAGAACAACAGAACCAATAGTACAGTGGGAAGAAGTAACATAAGGATAATCACCCCAATCAATATCCAAAGCAAAGCCTTGAGCACCTTCGGCAAGAAC